GAGCAAAAAGGAATCAGGAAAAGAATTTGCATTGCCAATAGAACAAAATCTTGATTGTTTAAAGTTAGATATAGAAGATGTATTCGAATATAAGGCAGAAGGAAGAAAAAATTGACATTAAGGAACAAGGATATATAATAAAGCTATTTCAATTAATATCTAAACAAATGACAGAAGAAGCAAAGGACTTAGGAGGAAGACCATTATTATTTGAATCAACAGAAGAATTACAAAAAAAAATAGATGAGTTTTATGATTGGATAAAAGAAAATGAAAAACCTATGACTTTAGGGCGGTTAGCAGTTTTTCTTAATTGCACCACGAACACAATAAGAAATTACCAAGAGAATCAGCAGTTTTTTAGTACCATCGAAAAAGTTAGGCAACATATACTAGCAGATAAAGAGGAAAGACTTAATGAAGGCAAGGCAACGGCAGGGATCATATTTGACCTTTGTAACAACAATAAAGACTTATACACCAACAAGGAGAGAGATGGCAACGATAAAATCATCAATGTTTACACTAATTCACCAGTTAAATAATGGATTTACTAGATAACAAAACAATCATTAAAAGAGTATCACCAACAACATTAGAGGCATTATTGAAGCTAGAAGATAAGAACCTAATTATAAAAAGCTTAATTAACAAGCTATTACCCATCTTCCCATCATTAGATCTTGAAGAATACAAAAAGATTAACAAAGAAATCATTAAATTGATTGATTCCAAGCCAAAAACACAAAAAAAATAAACCCTTATCCAACAAGGGAAAAATGCCAAGTCATCACCGTGTGGCGTGTGTAAACAAAATTATTTTATATTTTACTTGACACTTTAGAATTACCGCTTTATACTTAACTTAGTAATCAATTAAATATAATAATAAAATCATGACAAATAATAATGATCAAAATTCTATTTTCAATAAATATCAAATTGAAATTGCTCAATCTCTTTTTAATAGAGAGATTGACAAAATTACTGATGAAGCAACTCATAATTTATCTGATCTTGATCATTTAAAAAATTATAATGATCTATGTTTAAGATCAGAGCCAATAATTGATAATATCAAGGATTATCAAGAAAAGATAAATCAGGAGATTAAAAGATTGCTAAGTATCAAATAATATATCGATGAGAATTAATAAAAACGCTTACTTAAAAGATTTTACTTGACACTTTAGAATTACCTGTTTATACTTAGTTCAGTAATTAATTAAATTTTAACTTAAATAAAAAAACTATGAAAATTAAAAAAGTAGAAAGATATGGCGTAAAAATGACAGAAATTGAAGCTATGAAGTTAGAAAAATGGATTTCTAATAATAATTATGCAATGAATACTTTGACAGAATATGAAAGAAAAGATTTTACAAAAGATATTTTAGAACATATTAGAATGAAAAAATAACTCATAAATATAAAAATAAAACTTAAATTAAAAAAACTATGACTAACTTAAATAATAAATTAACTCCAGAAGGAAAGCAAATGCAATATAGAATTGCTTTAGAAATGGTAAATAATGATTTAGAGCCTACACCAGAAAATATAGAACTAACTTTTGAAAATATCTTAAAAAGAAAGTCAAAAACAATAGAGGAAGAAAGAAACATTGTAAGAAGTTTATTAAAACCTGAAAGAATGGCGGAAATAGATAAAAGAGTTAAATTAAAATTATATTAAAAATATGGCGGTCAGCTCTGCGGAGCAGTCTAAATTCATGATTTAGAAAGGTTTGGTAGAATTCCAAAGATGCGTCACCAAATGAAAAACTATGAAAAAAATAATATTACGCTCATTACAAGCAGAAAGACCAAAAAACACAATTATTTTTTTTGATCTGGAAGATTTGTTTAGTACTGATAGATTAGAGTCTATCAGAAATGATTGCTATTGTAAAAAAGAATTTGCAAAAGAATTAAAACAAGCTATTGACCATATAGAAATAGAACTACATCAAGGTTATTATTCTGATTATTGCGTCTCACCTATTTTTATAAAAACTAATTTCAATGATTTTTATGACAAAACCATATTTCCCTTAGTTAAATACAAAGAACAAGGATATAAAATGAGGGAAGCTAACTTAACTTATAATTATTATTTATCAGAAGAAGAAGCACAAAAAGAAATAGATGAATTAAAAACAGAGATAGAAAATTGGTTAAATGAGATAGATCAAGAAAGAGAAGAAGAAGTGCGTCAAATACCATAATAAAAGAGGGGAGAATTAACAAACTCCCCACAATAAATAACTATGATTAAAGAAATAGATAATAGAATATCCCACATAAAAAAAATACTATTAAAAAAAGGTACAAAAACATTTTGGGGCAAGTTATGGAATAGAAGGTTGAAGAAATGGGAGGAGTTGAGAGGTAAGTTTTATCAATTAGATAATAAATAAACCATGAAAAAATACATAGAACCAGAAATGAAATACAAAATAAAAAGTAAGTTTATAATGGTTAACAATCCAGAGACTAAGACTTTGAAGACAATACAAAAAGAAAACAGGGAAAAGATAAAAGTAAATGCTCCTATATCAAAAATGGTTGCCTTTGGTTGTTTAGGTTATATCATAGCTGAAATAACTACAATCGCAAAACTTTTTGAAAAAAGCATATTTGATAAATCTGACATAATTTCACTTATTATTTTGTCTATTGCCTTTGCAGGCTTTGTAATTACTGGTATTTATTCTTTTAGAGGAAAATCAGAGATTGAAAAGATTTTAGAAAATATAAGATCAAGACCCTTTGTCACAGTCACAAAAGAGGAATAAGAGATGCTAGAAAATTATTTATCAAAATCAAAAATTTAGGCTATTATGTTAAGTAGAGAGGAGAGAGGAGAGAGAATAAAAGAAGGTCAAGCCAGATCTAACAAGACAACAGGCAGACCAAAGAAAGATACAAGCGAACTTAAAAAGCAAATCCTAGATCTAAAAAAGACTATGACCATCAAAGACATATCTAAAAAGTTAGGTTATAGCAGGCAGGGGATTTATTATATCTTGAATAATTAAAAATGAACATAACACTTCCCTATAATTACCAAGTAAGGGACTATCAAACGCCTTTATGGGATGCAGTAACCATAGAAGGATACAAAAGAGCAATCTATGTATGGCATAGAAGAGCAGGGAAAGACTTGTTTGGGCTTAATCTTATAATCCTTTATGCTTTAGCTGGAACACCTGGAACATACTGGCATATTTTCCCTACATACAATCAAGGCAAGAAAGCAATATGGAGTGAGTCAGATATTGAGGGACGGAAATATCTTGACTATATACCAAAAGAACTAATCAAACGCCAGAACAATCAAGAAATGAAGATTGAATTTCACAACGGTTCAGTCTATCAAATAGTAGGGTCGGATAATGTAGATGCTTTAAGGGGTGCTGGTATTAAAGGAGCTGTATTTTCAGAGTATGCAGAACAAAGACCTAGTGCTTGGGAGGTAATACAACCAATGCTTATGGCAACTGATGGTTGGGCTTTGTTTAATTTCACACCAAAAGGACATAATCATTCTTACGAGTTGTTTGAGATGGCTAAGAATAATAAAAAATGGTTCTCTCAAGTATTGACTGTTGACGATACTAAAGAACAAGTATTTACAAATGAGCAAATAGAACAGATCAAGCAAGAGTTTATACAAAGAGGAAAGACACTAGATTTATTTAATCAAGAATATTATTGCAGTTTTAATAGTGCCATAGAGGGAGCATATTATTCATCACAAATAAACAAAGCAAAAGAAGAGGGAAGAATTACAAACCTACCTTACGAATCAAGCTTGACAGTCGATACCTTCTGGGATTTAGGGGTAAATGATACAACGACTATATGGTTTACTCAACAAATAGGAAACGAAGTCAGAATAATAGATTATTTGGAAGATAGCGGCAGGGGTTTAGATAGTTATATTAAAGAATTAAAAGAGAAACCATATATTTACGGAAATCACAATGCCCCACACGATATAAGAGTTAGAGAGTTTACAAGTGGTCGCTCTAGGTATGATATAGCATGGGATTTAGGTATAGCATTTGATGTAGTGCCGAATATTCCTGTTGCAGACGGAATTAACGCTGTAAGGGCGATATTTCATAAATGTATATTTGATCAAACTAAGTGTAAGAAAGGATTACTAGCATTACAAAACTATAAAAAGCAATTTGACGAAATAAGAAACTGCTTTAAAGACAAACCTCTTCACGATTGGTCAAGTAATGGGGCTGATGCTTTTAGATATTTAGCAGTAGGAATAGATGAGAAGAATTTCTTACAAAATAAAAGTCAAGCAGATTATGCTATTACTTGACAATAAAACAAGTTTTACTATAATGATATTTATTTAACTTAATATTTTAATTATGGGCGGTAGTAATGTAATTAGGCGCGGTAGTGATGTAGCCAATTTAACCTTACCAGGTATGATAGCAGAAGGAGCAAAAAGAAAGAAAAAGCAAGCAAGAGAAAGAGCAAACGCAACAGCAACTAGATTAGAGCAAGAAGCAGAAGTAGC